GGGGTCGAGATTATGCTCGCCGCGATTGACCGTTACCGCGCCTACCAATCCGCAATCGCCGAGGGGGTCCAATATCTCCCGGCCTATCCCGTCGAAGTCATTAAGGTTTCCCCTTGGAAGCCCGCCGCAAATACCTCCCTCCAATTCTAACCCAACCAAACCCAATGCAACCCGCACCGTTCAATCAACCCCTCTCCGACATTACCAAGTCGGGGACCTATATCCTCAAGCTTATCAAACCCAAGGACGATGCCGCCATCGCCAAGCGGTTTAAATGGTCCAACCCCGACGAGGCCGGGAAGTCCTTTGCGACTTGTAACCTCTTTTTCCTCGGCGGCGACGGCCTTTGCCTAACCCAACGATTCTCGGTTAAGTATTATACCGACAAGGTTACGGGCGAACAAAAGGCGGGTATGGCCCTCCCAATGGTCGTCGGTAAGTTTTCGGGGACCTATGCCAAGGCCCCGTCCGAAGATATGTCGGTCGAACAACTATTCAAATTCGTTTCGATTGCGTTCGGTCGTCGCGCAACCGTCGAGGTCGAAGTTACCCCGAACGGCGAATGGAACGGTAAACCGCAATACCGATACCGTTTTAAGAAGATTACCCCCATCGAGTCCGCCGTCTACTCCGCCCCCGCCGACGACTCCGTTAACCCCGACGACCTTGCCCCGCCAACGGGCGAGGCGATTCCCTTCTAACGCCGATGCCATCCCCCGACGATATGCGTCCCGTCGAATTGACGGCCCAACTGACCGCCCTCCTCGCCGAAAACATTAAGCTCCGCGAGCGCGTCGACATCCTGGAACATCGCGTCGAGGGGTTACGCGAGGCCGGGGACGACCTTTGGTATTGCGTCCGACACGCGGGCCGAGTCGACGCGGAAACCTTAATCGATGCGGTCGACGATTGGAAAACCGCCCGCAACGATGGGTAAATTTATCCCCGTCGACCCGGACCGTTGGGCCGAGCTCGTCAAGGCCGCGGGGGAACGCGACGCGTTAATCGTTGAGGTTTCCCATTTGACCGAGGAAAACCTTTTGGTCCGCGAGGAATCCGACCGACATTATGGGTTGTTTATTAAGGCAAACGCCGAGGTCGAGCGATGGGAGTCCGAAAACAAATTAAAGGCCGTCCGCATCGAGGCCCAAATCCTCGACCGCCTCGTTGAATTGAAAGCCGAGAACGCCCGCCTCAAGGCCGAGGTCGAGCGGCTCCGAATTGCAGGAAGTGAGTCTGAACCAAGGTTTGTCCTGCTTTCTGATTACAGACACCTCAAGGCCGAGGTCGAGCGGCTTCAGTCCATCCACAGCATCGACAGCATTGGCATCGAGCAGTTGAAGGCCGAGGTCGAGCGGCTGACCAAGGCGGGGGACGCGATTTGCAAATCCTTCGACGAGTTTGGTCAAGTCGACGCAACGACCCTCAAGGGCTGGAAAGCCGCCAAATCCCCAACCCCTCTCCCTAATGACAACCCAACCCCCCGACCCCTCTAAAACCGTCCTCCTCGTTTCGGGATTCGCCCGCGCAGGAAAAGACACCTTCGCCGACGGCCTCCTCTCCCGCATCGAAGAACGCCAATTCTCCCGGACCGCCGCCTCCCGCGTCCTCGACTCTTATAAGACATCGTTTGCCAATTCCCTTAAGTCCGCCGCCAACGAATACCTTAAGTCGACCGACCAATTAAACTCCCAAGCGGGGGTCGATTTCTTCGACGAGCAATTCAAGGCAACCAACCGCGAGGTCCTCGTCGCCTTGGGCCGTATGTCCCGGTCCCTTAACCGAAACATATTCGCCGAGCTGACCGCAAACCGCATCGCCCGCCGCGACTTTTGGAATACCCGCGACCAAGTCGTCGTCGTCCCCGATTGGCGATACCTTAACGAGCTTAAGGTCCTTACCGATATCCTCGTCCCGTTGGGTTGGCGCGTCCTAACCGCCCGCGTCGATACCGCCGGGGTCGAACCCGCAAACGACGAGGAGCTCCAATCCCTCGCCGAAATCCGCCGCGAGGTCGCCGTCGATTTTGAATATCGGTTCGCCTTCAATTCCCCCGATACCGTCGTCGATGAGGGCCGATTCCTCGCCGACCGCCTTGGACTCTAATCCCGACCCAATGGTTTGCAACAACCTCACGGCCTCCGACGACCCCGTCCTCCGCCGTCGGGCCGCAATCCTCGGCGTGTCCATTGAGCGCGCGCGGTTCCTCGTCCGTTGCGCTCATTCCCGCAACCTCCTTAAAAAGAAGTCCGAACATATCGTCGTCATCCCTTACGACCCTCGCGTTCAGCTCGACGAGGCCCTCCGCCTTGGCATCGGCCTAAACGACGCGGCGGAAATGATGGGAACGACTCCCGCGGATATTATGGCGATGGGTTATTCCTTCCCGGTAAAATCCTCAATCCCTCGCATCGGGGGCCGCGGTCCGTATTCCCTTTTCCAATGGGAACCGATGCAAGGCGAGGACGACCTCTATCCTACAAAATGAGCAAACCAACGCGGTTCGTATTTGCCTCGGACTCTCACGGCGACCACGCCGACCCGAAGGCCCTCTCCGCGTTGTATGAGTTTTGCCGCGACTTCCGCCCGACCGTCCGCATCGCCGGGGGCGACCACTTTGATTTCCGGTCCCTCCGTAAAGGCAAGGACGATACCGAAAACAACGAATCGCTTAACGAGGACCTCGCCGCGGGATTTGATTTTTTCGCCCGTTACCGACCGACGGTATACCTTTGGGGCAATCACGAGGCCCGCCTCGACGCGCATATCCGTTCGTCGGGGTCGGCGATGTTCCGCGAAGCTTGCGAAAGCATTAAGGACAAGGTTAATGCCCACGCGCGTAAATGCGGGGCCAAGGTAATCCTCCCTTATAACGCAAAGAAAGGGGTTTACCGATTCGGCGACCGCGGGCAAGTCGCCGCCGTTCACGGATATTCGTTCGGACTCAACGCAACAAAGGAAATGGGCTTACATTACGCCGCCCGCGGCGGGGCCTTAATTCACGGGCATACCCATTCCGTCGAGCAAGTCGCCCTCCGACGGGAAGGGGGCGGGGCCGCTTTCTCCGCGGGTTGGTTGGGCCTTAACGATTCGATGGATTATTCCGCAACCCGCCTTGCGACCGCCCGTCACTCCAACGCGTTCGTTGCGGGATGGGTCGACGGCGACGATTGGAAAGTCTTTATCGTCGAACCGACCGCGGGCCGTTGGACTTGGCCCTCGGACTTTAAAACCTTCTCCCCCCGATGAAGCTCCGCGCGCGTATCCTATCCGACGCGACCCTCGCCCTAATCATTGGAGAGATTAACAAGGCCGTCGAACCCGTCCCCAAGGGATATCTAACCGAGGACCAATGGTCCGCAAAATGGAAATATACCCGGACTAATACTAAACGGTATATCCGAATCGCTTTGGAGGCGGGTATCCTCGTCCGCCTTAACCTCCGCATCGTTACCAACGGTCGCCGCCGCCTAATGGCCCTTTACGGCCCCCCAATCCGCAGGAATAAAGGTTGTTGACAGTCGACCCGCCTTCCGTCCTTATGTCCCTACCAACCCGCCCTCCCAATGAAACCCGCCTCCCTTAAGTCCCTTAACCTCGCCTATATCGCCGCCCTCGACGAATACCATTCCATCCCCGACCGTCGCGCGTCCGAAAAGGATACGGCCCTTATGTTTGTCGAGGTCGCCAAGCGTAATCTCGATGTCGCCAAAGAAGCTCGTTCCGAAATCACACGCGCCGCGAATTCCCGTTACGCCAAATTTGCCCCCCGCGCTTAATGGCAAATTCGTTTTTTGAACCGCCGCCCCCAACTAAATACACCGTCCTAAACCTTGGCGCGGGGGTTCAATCCTCGTGCCTTGCGCTTATGGCGGCGAAGGGCGAGGTCGGACCGATGCCCGACTTTGCGGTTTTTGCGGATACCCAAGCGGAACCGACATCGGTTTACCGTTGGCTTGATTGGCTCGAAACCCAATTACCTTTCCCCGTAATTCGCGTAACCAAGGGCAACCTTACCGACGACTCGTTAAAGGTCCGATTTAAGAAAAGCATAAAGTATGGGGAGGTAAGTTACCTTAAGCGGATTATCCCCGCCTTTGGTATTTCCGATAAGGGCGAGTTTTCGGGTATGCTTGGGCGTTCCTGCACCGCGGATTATAAGGTCCAACCAATCGTCGCCGAAATCAAACGCCGTTGCAAGGTATCCAAGTCCGACAAGCTCCCCGTCGTTACCCAATGGATTGGCATCTCCTATGACGAGATGCAACGAATGAAGCTCCCCGGAAAGCATTGGACTCAACATCGTTGGCCCCTTGTCGAAAAGCGAATGACCCGTGGGCATTGTATTGAATGGATGACAAAGAATGGTTTTCCCGAACCGCCTCGGTCCGCTTGTTATTATTGCCCGTTTCATTCGCGCGAGGAATGGCGCAGGATGCGGAACGACGACCCCGAACACTTTGCGAAGGCCGTTGAATTCGACGAAACCTTGCGCGCGCTTTGGAATGAAAACCGCGGCGGAATGAGGATGACCGTTTATATCAACGACGAACGAAAGCCCCTCCGCGAAATCGATTTTGACTCGGAGGAGGACAAGGGCCAACAAACAATTGATTTCCAATCCGAATGCGAAGGGATGTGCGGCCTATGAGCTCAAATTTATTTAAGGCCGCGAAAGCCCTTGCCGATGCGGTCCGAGAGCAAAAGGAGTATGTCAGAATTTTTGAGGATTGCCCAAAGGATTCCGTCGAGGTTGCCCTTGAGCAATTCGACAAGGAATGGGCCAAGGAATCCTTGAACCATACATTCAAGAAGGAATAACCTTCCAACCAAGCCCCCCAATGCCCGAACCAATTTCCCCGCCCCCCGGCGATGGGACCGAAACCTTCTCGCCCGCCGACCTCCGCGCGTTCGACCCCGACAACGACCCAAATTGCGTCCTTGGTCGTCGTTGGCTATGCAAAGGCGGCTCCCTTATGATTGTCGGGAATTCGGGGACGGGTAAGTCGTCCCTAATGACTCAATTCGCAATCCGTTGGGCCGTCGGTAAGGACGCGTTCGGTATCAAACCCAAGGAACCCTTGCGGTCGGTCATCGTCCAAGCGGAAAACGACTTCGGCGATGTCGCGGAAGCATACCAAGGGGCCGTCAACGGCGCGAAGCTTACGATATCGGAAGTCGAGCTCCTCGACCAAAACCTTACCATCGTTCGCAACGGGTCCGCCATCGGCCCGCGGTTCGCCCCATTCATTAAGGACCTAATCGTTAAACATTCCGCGTCGATTCTCTATTGCGACCCCCTTCTTTCGTATGCGGGATTCGAGATTGCGGACCAAGCGGCGACCTCGGAATTCCTCCGTCACCAAATCGACCCCGTCCTCCGCGAGACGGGTTGTATCCTCGTCTTTATGCACCATACGGCGAAACCCAAGCCCGCGTCCGAGACGGAAGGACAAACCAACGCGGCCCTCGCCTATACCGGGGCGGGGTCCGCCGAATGGGTTAACTATTCCCGCGAATGTGCCGCCCTCGTCCGATGCCCCGGCGACGAACCCGTTTATAAATTCATCCTAACCAAACGCCGTTCCCGCGCGGGCCTCAAAGACATTCACGGCGACTTCAAAGGCGAAATCCTTATCCGTCACTCCCGCCAAGAGGGGGTTATCGCTTGGGAGTATACCGCCCAAGTTGAGTCGTCCCCCCAAGGGACCCCCCATTCCCGCCCCGCCAAGGGGTCGCCACGGCCTTGGTAAGAGGGGGTCCGACCCTTCCCCTCAACCGCCCCCTCAAATGGATTTCCGCCCCCTCGCCCCCACCCCCTCGGAAATCCATTTGAG